AACTTTCGGATGAACTGATGGTTGACCGCAAGTATTGCATGTTTCTGGCCGCGGAGCTACTGTAGTATACATATACTATACTTACGAGAACACTTTAAAATACTCGGTCAAAACATCCGCAGTGTTTTTTTGATTAAAAACTCGTTGCCAACTCGGCATTTTATCAATTATAGATGCAAACTCATAGTTTTCGCAAATTTCTTTAAATTTAACGAATTCAGGGTGAGTGTTCTTAAGTGTAACAAGCTGCTCATTATAGAGCTTTACCTCTTCCGGAAAAGATTTAACCCCATAAGTCAAGTCTATAAGTTTAAGATTGTTATAAACCTGTTCTTTATACGGTGCTATAGTGTCTTCGTCGTTAGCTTCGAATGCTTTTGCAAGTTTTACACCTTTAACCTTACCAAAACCTTCAATACCAGTAATATTATCTGAAATATCCCCTATAATAGCTTTATAATAAAGAAATTCTTTAGGGGACATATCGTAGTGTTCTGAAAAATTATTGACGTCTATTAAGAATTTCTTAATAGGGTTGTAATAGCTTACGTTTTCAGAGATAAGTTGGATAAAATCTTTATCCACGCTTACTATTACCTTCTTACCGGTTAAATTACTAGCAAGCCATCCAATTACATCATCAGCTTCTAGCTTACCAGGGAATATATTTTTAATTCCTAAAGCAGCGGTAGCTTCAATAACAGGGTTCATGCTGTCATATACGTTTTTATTACGTTCGTGATCACGGTTTCCCTTATAGCTACCGTCGGTAAGTTCTTTTCTGAAGTTAACCTCGTTAGTTAGCTTACGATCCCAGGCTATGTAGATATCACTTGTATTAAACTGCTCTGCGTAAGACTTAATAGTCTTTAAAAAAGTGAAAAGACAACCAACATTTTCCCCTTTTGAATTAATTAACTGGCGTCCATTGTTATTTGCTACCCAATGCGTCCTGTGCAAGGTGTTGTTCCCATCGATTAGTAGAATTGTTGAGGTCGACATTGGTTTTTTTATGGTTATACTCAGCTATACAAACATTGTACACGCTTTTGGGCAAAACGTCAACTGGTTCTAGTATTTTATTTGCAATACCCCAGTCAAAATCTGCTTTTTTTACAGTTCTTATATGTTTATCGGGTAAAGAGAAGAAAATAATCGAGTCTTTTTCTTGTTTTACTTTAACTAACCACTCTCCCTTAAGCCTTCCTTCCAAAACTACATATATAAACCGGTGTTTTGGAAGGAAAAAGATCTTTATGTGCTTAATTACTGTTGCCAAACGGGTCATCGCCATTGGAATTGGTAATATTTTGATTGATCTTAAACATTACCCTTCTAAAACGTTCAAGCAACGCGTCGTTTTCTGCGGCAGTATTAGCTGATACAATTTCAACCGGGTTATTATTTAAGTCATAGCCAATAAGCATGTAAGGCCCTAAGAATTCTTTAATTTGGCCGTCTAGTGACTCAATTTCCCGTCGTTTTTCTTTTATTATTTTGTTTTTAATTTTATTATACTCTATATTTGCAAGCATTACCATTTCTTGCAAGCGTCTTTGATCGTTATCAGTTAACCCAGTAGCAGTAAGAGGGGAACTTTGTGTCGACAAAGAAGACCCCCCTACTACCTCTGAAGTTTGAGCTATACTTGTAGTAACAGTCTTTTTCTTAGACTGTTTTTTGCTTTTTTGCTTAGCTGCTTCTTTATTTGTATCAGCCATTTATATTATTTACTGCTACGCTCTGCAGAAGCAATAAAATCGTAAAACTCTTTGCGAGCTGCCCCTTCGTTCATAAAACTACCGGAAAGCTTCGAAGTGATCATAGAACAACCGTGATGTTTTACACCGCGATGGCATGCGCAAGTATGTGCACACTTAAGAACAACGGCAACCCCTTGGTTACCCTTACAGAGTTCATTAATAGCATTATGTACCTGCACTGTCAGTCCTTCTTGTATTTGAGGCCTACGTGCATAATGTTCAACAATGCGATTTAATTTAGAAAGTCCAATAACTTGACCGTTTTTATCAGGGATATAAGCAACATGCGCTACACCAGTAAAAGCAAGATGGTGATGAGAGCACATAGACGTAACCGGGATATTCATTTGACTTACAATACCGTCATATCCATCAGAAGGAAATGTAGTGATCTTAGGGGGTCCTTCATAGCAGCCCTTAATAAGATCGCAAACATAAGACTTAGCGACACGACGAGGTGTGTCCGCACTATTTACATCGTTGCGCCAGTCTATGCGTAGAGCATCAAGAAAGCCTTCATAAGCTATAGCCGCTTTTTCAATAATCTCCTTCTTCTCGCTATCACTAACAAGCATACTACTATTAGCAGTAGGCAGAAGGGGGTGTTGTAGACCGTTTTTGCTCATATTGGTAAAATTATATGTTTGAATTCGACTTGCTGTTGTAGTTGTCTGATTTGTTATTGATTCCATGTTTAACTAAATAGCTTATTATAACCTCAATTGAATCTGTCTTCAACTTAAACTTTTCAGGTATATATTGACCACCATCGTAGATTTCAAAATAAGTCTCTCCAAACATAGATTGATCGTTCACGTAACAAGTACAAAAAATAGATGCATTACCTGGATCAATCATAACAGTCCACGAGCGGGGATCAGCTTCATTATACTCGTCAAATATTTTATAAACGACATAACCGCTATCTTTAAGTCGTTTTATAAAATAACTCTGTGTTGTAATTTTATTAGCCATTACTTAACTAGACCCGAAATAATAAATTTAAATTCTGTCTCGTTAGTTGGTTTAATAAAAAAAGAAAGCACTTTAAACTTAAGATTAATACCGATACGCGCTCTCTCGAAGCGTATACCAGATATCACTCTAAAAATATCAAGATTAAACGGTATTACGTGAGACAAAGGCTGTCCTTCTATTGTATCACAAATCTTAAGTACAATGCTATCGGTATTGCTTTTTTCTTTGTCTCCTAGTTCGCAATAGCAACCATCAGGTTGACCGAAAATATAAATTTTATTAGTATCAGTAGTAAATGAACTAGCCTTAAGAATCTCTTGAAACTTTTTATAGTCAAGATCAAAGAAAGTATCAAGCTCTAGATTTTCTATTTTCTCTTTTTTAAGAGAAACTTTAGGTACAATAGAATCATCTAAAAAGTGGTACTTAAACTGGACACTGGGGGATTTGTAGGTAAGATTATTACTATTAATCTTAAATACAACATTTTCGTCTTCAATACAATCTACCACTCTTAATAGTTTTTTAATATCTCCTATATTAAGAGTAACCTCTTCAGTAAGATCTAAGGGAGTATTGTATTTGCCAAGAAGGATAATACTAGTATCGGGTTTATTACAAACCGTATAAATACCGTTTGAATTTGCTTTAATAGAAGCAATGTCGACTGTTTTGCTAATAACATTTAAGAAGTTATCTGCAAAATCTTTCTTAACCAGTTTAAGTTCCATATTATGGGTTCGTTACTAATTTTTTTTTATCTTCTAGAAGAAGATCAAGCTTTTCATTAACCATAATAAGCTTTTTTTCTAGTTTTTCAATATGTTCAATAATATCTTCGTAACGAGCTTTTTTGTCAAAATTAAACTCTAATTGAGAGTCGGAATTAGCTGCAACAGGCTGACTCACTAAAGGTAAAGCCATTTGCGGCATTACTGGTACTACAGGCGGATTAACAGGCATAGCTGCCGGTATTTGAGGAATAACCATACCGGCAGCTTTAGCAATACCTGAAGGCATGACTTTAGACATATCCACATCACTGACTTTCATATCACCCAATCCAGCTTTTTTAATTGTGTTTACATCATTTTGCACCACTTTGCCAAACATAGCAATAGCAATCATTTGCTCTTGCGTGAGCCCGTTGGTGCTGCCTGCCATTTTCATAGCATCAGCATCAGAAAGAGAGGGCGCAGCAGGCCCTTGCGCCTGCTGCCTCATTTTCATAATTTGTTCTCTTCTTTGCTGTTCAGTCATATCTTAAAGATCTTCCAAGCCGTTGAGAATAGCCATTACTGCTTCATCATTCGACTTAGTGCTCTTTACTTCAGTCTTAGGGGCAGCCTTAACTGGACTGGGAGTAGCTGCTACAGGCTTAACAACAGGCTTAGGAGCTTCATAAGGGACATCTTCCTCTACGTCTTCTGTAGCCTTAACCTCAGGCGCTGGTGCCGCTGCAGCAGCCTCCTGACCGTAGAAGTGTACATTAATAACCTCTTTCAACTCATCAGCTGATTTGTGATCCAAAAAGGTCTGTAGATCGTAGATGTTATTATAGACCTCATTGATCTTGTCTTCATCAATACCATCGATAGCAGCAGGGCTAAGAAACTTAGACGCGGTATACGTAGGGTACTTAGGGGC